AAAATGGGGAGAACTGGCCTTGCGGCCGACTGTACCTTATAAAAGAGGAATCAGTTCCAGCAACTAACTGAGTATGAAAAACCTTAAATTTAAGAAAGATGAGAGTATTACCCTCACATTCATTAAATCGGTTAACCTCGTACTTACTTGGTTAACCTCTACCATTGAATGGATAGAGGCGCCAGTAGTAGAAGTTGCAAAACCATACTTTTCTAAACTAGCTAGAATCTCCGCTTCACGCGGATTACTAGCTATGCTAGCGTACCATAAACAGGTACGCCTGGCGGTAACGAGATACCTAAGTGGTTCTCCAATTCGTTTAGAAGGTGTAGGCTCTAACAAAGCCGGTGTCCCTAAGGCTCTTGGTCCTCTGATTAAGTACCTAGATCGTCCAGAACTCTTAAAATGGGTTCTCACGATCTTGTATTCAACACGTGGATTATCTTTCCCTAAGGCTCCTGATATCACACCGATAACATCCCCTAGAAATAGGAATAACTTGTTTGAGGAAGGTATTAGTGGTTTTTGGAAAAGCATCGGTCTTTACAAACCGATGTCCTTAGGATCACGAAAATTGAGGTTCAGAAAGTACCACTTTACAACAAAGGCGGGCCCTAACGGGCACGCTTTGTGGACTTCTATCCAAGACTTGTTCTCTTTACCAGAGAACTTGTTATCGGATATTAAAGTCCTAGGTGGCCCCATCCTTAAATCAAGGATGGAAGAAATCCTGAATTCAAAATCATGGCTTGACAAAGTTTCTCGCTTCATTCCTTTTCCTTTAAGTCCGGGACGTTATCGCAAGATAACATGTATTCCGGATAAAGAGGATAAGATGAGGGTGATTGCAATATTAGATTATTGGTCACAAGCAGCTTTAAGACCGCTGCACGAGGACTTATACAGAGTCTTGAGGATGATTCCCCAAGATTGTACTTTTAATCAAGGTTCTTTTCAAGATAAGCTAAAAGCACCAAACGGTAATTATTACTCGTTTGACCTTAGTAGCGCAACTGATCGATTTCCAATCGACCAAATTGTCAGTGTGTTAAAAGGTAGGTACCCATCAGATTATATTGATGCCTGGAAACGAATCATGGTTGGTCATCCATTTCATTGGATGAAGACAACTGTTACCTATTCAACTGGTAACCCCATGGGAGCATATAGCTCCTGGGCCTCTTTTACATTGGCCCATCATTACATAGTGTTTCTCTGTTGTTTAAGAGAAAACATTGATTGGCGAAACGCCAATTATGTGATGCTTGGTGATGATATCGTTATCGGGGACGACCGGATTGCGAGCCACTATCTAAACATAATTGAGGAATTGGGAGTAGAAATTTCGAAACCAAAGACGCATATTAGTAAAGATACGTATGAGTTCGCAAAACGCTGGGTTCATAAAGGGGAGGAGATATCTCCTTTCCCTATCTCAGCTGTTCTAGATGAAAAGTCAACGTACACAGGTTTATTAAGTGTACTTGATCCTTTTCGTTCTAGAAACTGGAAGTATAAGGTAAGCTTGTGTGACGCTATCGGAGAGTTCTACGGTGTATATTATCACCGTAGAGCGACCCTTAGGGCGCGTTTGGTAAATAGAACCCAAACAACTCTCGCTGTTACTAATTTTATCAAGGGCCGAATTGATGCCAAAGAAGTCGCAAAAGCGCTTCTTCAGGTAATCGGTATATCCCTTGAGGACGTACTTTGGGGGGGAATGAGAAATCATTTTCTGAAAAGTGTCCGTAACAGCTTTGAAAAATCTGTCGACAAAGCGCTTAAAGGTGATCAAAAACCTTTAGGCGACATTGCGGAACAGCTGGTTATGTTAATAACCGATCCTGATTTGAACCCATCCTGTAACTTTGACCTCATCTACGCCATCCCGTTGTTAAACGTGCATGGACAAATAGGTGAGCAATATGGACAGGTGTGTAAGGTCCTCCAAGGTCTGAATGATAATCCAGATCTTGATTGGCCTATCTTACTTCGGGCGTTAACAATCCCGATCACGGACGATATTTATGTCGTCAGAGAACGTAAGATCCCGTATAATGCGGGTTCACAAATCGGCCGCTACTTAGTAGACGCCTATGCTGAGCTATACCGAAAATTCGGCATATCCCTTAATGAGATTGCGATGACAGAGTTTGACTCTGCATCTAAGCAACCTAAGGGTGAACCCAGAAAGGATAGTTCTTAGAG